CACAGGAAAGTCCCCGGCGCGCGGCCCAAGACATCATCCTCGCGCTCGGCTTCCGCGGGGATGCGCAGCACGTCCCAGGTCTGCCCGTCGCGGCAATGGATGATGCCGGACTCGCCCTCGTAATTTTCCGGGAGGATGGAACCCACCAAATCATCTTCGTGCCAGCGGGTCATGATCAACAGGACGGACATCCAAGGCTTGGCGCGCGTCATCGCCGTGTCGATGTACTCCGCGTAAATCTTCTCCCTGATTGTGGCCGAATCCGCTTGCTCGCGATTCGCCACCGGATCATCTAGCACCAGTAAGTCGCAGCGATTGCCCGTTATCCCGGCGAGCATCCCGGCCGCCATCATGGTCGAGCCGTTGGTGAGGGACCAGTCATCGATCGCGCGTTGATCTTCCGCGAGTACCGGGCGGCCGTCCCAAATGGCGGAATAACGCGGGTCCCTCACGATGCTGCGCACCTTGCGGCTTTGCTTGGCGGCAATGCCGGTGGCGTAGCTTCCGAGAATGACCTGGGTGTTGGCCTTGCGTCCCATGGCCCAACTGGTGCCCACGACGGCGCCATACGTCGATTTAGCCGAACCTGGCGGCGCCATGATGATCTGCCGGCCGCGCGGGGTTTCGATGCACTTCTGAATTTTCTCCATCATGATCTTGTGGTGCGCGGCCAAGCGTAAGTTCACCGGCTTGTAAGCAACTGGCTTATCCTCGAAGCGATTTAGCAGCAGACCTGTCTGCGGATCCTCGTCATCTGGGGTATCAAGGAGTGGCACACCAGGGATGTCGATGGCTTGCGAGTATTCGAGCAATGAGGCGCGGGCGCGCTTGCGGCGCAAGAACTCCTGCGCTGCCCACTCCGGGCTGACACTCATGCGAGCAGTGGATCTTTGGCGGGAGTGTGGGCGGGCGCGGCGCGGGCCGGGATCGTCACCATGGGCTGCGCCGGGGTCAGTCTTGGCAACTTCTTGGCCTCGATCACGGCTACTAAGGCTTCGTCCGACATGCCGGCCAATAGCGCGGCCTGGCGGCGGTTTGCGGGAATTTGGATAATCGCCTGAGAAGGCTTCCCGTACCCCCGATCTAATATAGCCTCCGCCGCGCGGATTCGATCTTTATCCGCTTCCGCCGTCTCCATGGCGTCCGCCAATAGCGTGAGGGCCCGCGGCGCGTGGCTTCTGGCAAGCTCCCCTATGTCAGCGTCGTCATCCATTAGCACAAGGTACCGGAAAAAAGTGCTGCGGGGTAGGGCTTCCTTATCCGAGATAAACAGATACAAAAACACGGCTATTTGCTGGTAGCGCTCGTAACTAAGCCCCCGCTCGCTGCCAGAAGCCTACCTCCTCAAAAGGGTGCCCCACCCCCTCTCGCCAGAATTTTTATATAACGAGTCAGCCTGCGGTCTGTTTGGTCGAATTGACCGGCCCGCGGCCCGGCTGACATACGGCTGCTATCTAAGACATCACGAGACGGTTGGAGGGTTTTAACACCAGCTCGGGCCTGCCGATCTGTTCCTACTGTTCTAAGACGGGACAATATGAGACGTTAAGTATGAACATCGCTATTTTCCAGGAGAAACGCTATGAATGTTCCTATTGTTCTTATTGTTCTTACTATATATATAAAAAATAGAGAGGATATATATGCCGCCGAGGCTATCGAGGGTCACTTGTTCAGAACACCCAGAACATTTTTTTTTTAAAGCCTTTATTCCCCATTAAAATCAATGGTTTACAAAATGTTCCGACTAGGGATGTTTTTACGTCTCGCTTGAGATAGCAGAGACACTATGGTACTCTTTCAAGCCTTTTTACTGGAGAACCGCATGCTAAGACATTACTACCGCAAGCAAGCGAAGCGCTACGCGCTGGCTGCAATAGGCGATCGAGCGCGCATTTTGGTACAAACCCATACGATCAAAGACACGCTGGCGCTATTGCCAGGCATAAGCCGAGCGACGTTATATCGCGCCATGCGCTTGAGCTTGGACAAGGCGGCAAAGGATACGTCGGAAGCAATGCGCGCAATGGAGCGCCGGCCGGACGATGACATAGATCCGTTACTTTTGTAATTCGAGATGCAAGTCTCACTTTGTATCAATTATTAGTTGACATCGCTGTATCACTTGATATGATGGCCTTGCCTTGAAGAAAGAGCCGATTCAAACCCAAGTAAGGAGTATTGAACATGACCAAAAAAGACTATGTATTGATAGCCGCAGCCATCAAGGATAGTGCTTGTGTCAACGCGGATCGCACGCAAGATTATAGCGACGGTATCCGTACACAGTTACACGTGACCGCCTGCAAGATCGCGCATTCCTTAGAAGCCACAAACCCGCTATTCGATCGCACGCGCTTCTTGGCCGCTTGCGGGGTGCAATCATGAGCGCCGCATTCAACATGCACGCCAACTGGCGCCAAGAAGACGCGCGCAAAATCCTTGCCGCCTGCCAGCGCAACAACGGCACGATCACGCCGTATGCCAGGTACAGAGGCTTCCGCTCTTTCATCGTGTCGTGGCCGTCGGACGGCTGCGAGGGTCACCTGTATGTGCTCAGAGTGCGCGGACTGCAGCGCGCTAAGGCGATTTCAAAAATGACGGGAGCGCAATCATGAAAGACTTACGTCCTGTGCTACGTGTCGGTGATTTAGCCTATTACGATTCGATGCAAGGCATGATTCCGTGCCGCGTATTGAGCTTACGCGGTGAGTCTGGCGCAGCGGGCAGTCAATCTAGCGCTCGGATTAAAACTACCGCTGTGCGCAACGGCTGGCCGCGTGGTACTGAATTTGACACATGGACACTGCACGTTGTCCCGCGCGACGCGTACTTCCCTCGCCGTTACGGCGCCAAAATTGGTTTCTATACCGTTGAGACGCGGTCGTGAAACGCATACGTCTTGGGAAGGGCGAACTTACCGCACTCGAACACATAGCCATCGTAACGGCGTTTGTGTTGGTGCTTTACGGAACTTACCTTGGAGCGCACGCATGAACGCCAGCCTAAAAGAAGATAGTTTGAAAGAAACCGGCCGCTGTGCAGCCGCATCGATTGTTGAAATGGTCGCCGCATTGGATGTCGACTACGACCGTTACACCGAACTACGTGACACCGATACGGCAGACTTGAGCAAAACTGATTTAGACGAAATGCAAGCGCTTGCCGATGCTGCCGGCGAATGCAGCTCGGTCGACGAAGCGCGCGAAGTCATCCAAGAGGATTGCTTGAGCGTTGAAGTCCGCGCGGACTGGCACGCCGTTGGTGATACGCCAGACGTAGCGAATGGTCAATTCGTGCTCCTGCTATCGACCGGCGGCCCCGCGTCGCGTATTCGCGGCGAGCTGTCAAACGGTGAGCCACATCGTGCCTGGCTTGAGGTTCAAGACTGGGGTGCGCATTGGACACAATATTTTGGTATCGAGCGGGACACGCTGCTAGCCTACGCGCGCTGTTTCTATTACGGCGAAGGCTAATGAGTGACATCACCCATTGGTGGCGCGTGCTAACCGCCGCGCAGCAATTCCAAGCCGGGGTTGGCGTATGGATAGCGGTACTTTTTTATCTGTGTTCAAGGACGCAATCATGATTACTATTACATGCGAAATAATCGACAAAATCCATTCGTTGCTCGATCAAGGCCTTGTTAAAGGTCTAGGGCGACCAGTCCCAGGACAAATGTGTGTCGAAGCCGCTATCAACTATGCTCTAGGCCGTCCCCACGGCGATGATCCAGGTTGCGTTGCGCCTAGCCTGCGACGTTTGAAACTCGTCTTGAATGACTCAGGATGGTCCTCCACTGCTGCTCGTGCTAACGGAATGCGCCGACTGGCCATCGCGCAGCTCGGCAGTAAAGACGTATTGGACGAAGCACTGTTCGCCCGCAAATGCGCTTTGAACGTAGCGCACCTCTGGGAGATGCCGGACGTTGTGCGACAGTATTTAGAGACTGGCGATGGATCGATAAGACTTGCGGCACGAGACGCCGCCGCCGCCGCCGCCGCCGCCGCCGCCCGCGCCGCCGACACCAC